CATCTTATACCATATTGATATTAAGAAGTCAAGTCTTTTATTCGGATGCGAGCATCTCTTAATTGTATCTCGCATTCCCTTACGTTGTGCCTAAGAATTTGATTCTCGGCTGTAAGCTTTTTAATCTCTGTACGATACTCATTCTTTTCTTTAATGAACTCTGCTACATGTCTAGGTAATATGTATTCCATTAGTGTGTCTCCGACCAGTTGTTACCCAATTTATATTCGCCATCAAGAGGGCAGTTTAATTTATAATATTTTCCTGCATCTATTATAGCATCAACCCCTAGCTTACCCACTAAGTTTCCTTCGGAAGCATCACACTCTACCTGCCACTCATCATGTACGTTGGCTACAATCTTTACATCTTTAGATAAACCTTCAGCAAATAATACTAAAGCTTTCTTCATGACCACAGCAGCAGCACCTTGTAACTTGGTGTTCAATGCTGAGTGAGGTGAACGTACCCATATCTTTCTGTTGTCCAATCCTCTGAGCCATCCTCTTCCTGCTTCTTGTGTTACTACATTTCTTAATAAGGCAAGTGATGGGGTTTGTTCCAGAAAGTTATCTATTAATTCTTTACCTTTCTTTGCACCACTACCTACAATAGAACCAATCTTCTTAGAACCTGCACCATAAAGGAATGCATAGATGAATGTCTTTGCTTGGTCTCTTGTCTCTAGTCCTGCATTCTTTTGATTCAATGTATGTATGTCACCATTCAATAACTCTTCTACATATTTTGGATCACGCATGTAATGAGCAAGCATTCTTAATTCTATTCCACTTGCATCTATACCTACCAGTACCTTACCCTTGGGTACAGTCCAACATGTTCTACATTCCTTACCGAATGGCGAATACCCTGCTGGTACCTGAGCCATGTTAGGTTTGGCATGTGCCATCCTACCTGTGATAGTTCTTAATGTTAATACAGAACCATGTACTCTGTTGTCAAAGGAAGAGTCAAGAGCATCAAGCCATGATCCAACCTGAGCAATTCTTTTTTGTAACATAAGATACTCAGCTATAACCTTTGCCTCTGGCATGTTGATAGTATTGAGTACTGCCTCATCTACTATCACACTACCTTTCTCTGTCTTCTTCTTAGGTTTCCACCCTCGTTCCATTAATCTTTCTGCTATCTGCTTACGTGAGCCAACATTAAAGTCTTGCATTGTAACCTTGAGCTTAGTCTTAAGCTGTGTCTCAATGCGTATAGGTGGAAACACTACCCTTAGTTGTTCACGTATCTCGTTAAGTCTTCTCTCTAACTTACCAACCAAATCCATTGCATACTTCTGATCAATAAAGAATCCATCTCTCTCTTGCTTACATGTTATTCTTTTAACATCATGCTCCAGAGTAATACATTCCATAGAGAAACCTTTAAGCTCATGTCTTAGATGATTGTATAGTCTGACAGTTACAGATACATCTTGCTTACAATAGGTCAACATCTCTGCTGAGTAGCCTGACCAATCATTGAAGTCTCCCTTTGGAAACTTTAGTCTGGCTCCCCATGAACCTAATGAATGACCACCATCTCTATCAGGTCTGGCTAACTGACTGAGTATCAGAGTGTCCATTAGTTTCTCATGTGGTATCTTTATGCCCCATATCTTTTCAATCTGTGGTGCATCAAAAGAAATAATGTTGTGTCCTATTACTCTGTCATACTTAGCCAACAGTTTATCAAGGTAGAGTTGGGTACGCATTACAAATACTTCACCCGTCTCTACATCTTGACCAACCAAGCACCATATCTTATCAGGGTGTAGCCCATTAGTTTCTATGTCAATTACAATTGCACTATCCATTATCTAAGCTCCTCAAACTCCTCTACTACCTCTTCTATATCATCTGGGAATGTTTCTGTCAACCTACTTGTATCTCTATCATAGTGTAGATAGGTACTTGGTCCAGTCAATCCAGAGAATCTATTCTTCAATACTCTTATCAAGGTAGTGTTCCTTATTGTAGGGTCAGGGTTCTGCCCATCTCTCTCAAGTCCTAGTACCATGTTACTTAGCTGACCGATACCTGCTGTACCTCTGAGTTCTGATAGAGAAGTTTGTCCACCTTCCTCATGAGATTTACCACTCGGTCTCTTACTATGACTGACCATACCTAGCCATATGTTTAACTCAATGGTCAAAGTCTTGAGCTTAGTAGCTATCTCATCCAATGCCTTACGTTCATCACCTTGCGATTGGTCACTCACCAAGATAGATATGTGATCAAGGAAGATGTACTTACAATCACATCCCAGAGCAAGGTATCGTATGGCACTAATGACTGCATCAATATTAGTGGAGCCAAAGGATTCAAAGAAGTGATACCTATCTGAGCCAAGTGTATTCTTGAAAGCCTCATCAAATTCTTCACCACTTATCTCTGTGGTAGGTAGATGCAAAGGTTTGTTTGCACCCAGACTTAGCATACCTCTGGCTGAATCATCCAATGGTTCTTCAAAGAACATCATGCCTATGTTATCTTCTGAGTTATGTTGTATATGATAAGCTAACTCACGCAACACCTGTGTCTTACCCATGCCTGACCCTGCTGTTATAGTCCACATCTCACCACGTCTCAGTCCATAGGTAAGGTCTTGAAGAGCAGTCCAAGGTAGAGGTAGACAGTCAGGTTGTTTCTTATTCTTTAGTGAATCATATAAAGATATACCTGATACTATACCTGCAGGTGTGTACTTCTCTGAACTGAACCATGCATTCCTGAACTCTTCATCTCTGTCTGCCTTCAGGTAATCACACGCATCCTTCATACCATTGCTATGTATCATGACCTTAGCTTTGTTAGGAAAGAGTCTTGCTACTTCCTCACTAGCTTTCTTACCTGCCTCATCATTATCAAAACAAATGACAATATCTTTGAAGGAGTCAAGGTACTTGTAGTTCTGTTGACAATTCTTCTTGGCTGATTGTGCATTGTGTACTGAGACAGCAGGATACCTTGAACCAAGCAACTGATAGCAAGCCATTGCATCAAGCTCTCCTTCAGTAATTGTTATACCTTTGGCTGACTCTTTTCCAAAGACATGTTGACCAAAGAGAGTAGCACTTTTTGCATCGCCCTCCCATTGGAATTGTTTACCTGCCTTACGTACCTTGTTGGCAACATGATTCTTATCGACATCATAGTAAGGATAGTAATGAGACACACCCTTATCTACTGTTACATTAAACTTCTTTGATGTAGCATAAGATAATTTTCTATCATCAATAGCTTGCCAACCATCACGACCCTTACCAATACTTGAATGAGACATAGGAATATTCTCATTAGGTTTTGGTTCTTCTATTACACTATCAAACATTCTTTCTAGGTCTCCCTTTGTAAAAGTTGTAAGGCAAGAGTAACAGTACCCATGCCCATCATCATATCTTGTGAAGGCATCACTTGATGGACATGTTGGACAACTTATATGTGTTTCTTTAGTACTCATTACTGCTCCTTAATAAGATTATTATTATAATGATTATCTTTTCTCTCTCTCTTTAAAGACATTATACAGACTTTAAAAATCCTGTCAACTTATTTCTTTACCAATAAAATAATATGTTTAAAATTATTATTGCTACTACATAAAACCACACGTTCATAAAGGTTAAGTTAAAAAATAATTTCATGTGCTACTCTCCTTGCCATATGTTATAAGTGTTATAAAAATCTTCAGCTTCTTCATCAGATATAGGATGACCTGCTACTGATGTAGCTATGTGCCTCACCTGAACCATGACCTCCTCATCAATGGTATCTTGTTTCTCAAACTCACTATCTATTATGTATCTACTGACCATCTTCTTCTCCTATCTACTGAGTTCATCTTGACTCGTTGGGTTAATGTGTGAATGGATATGCTTCTTTAAATCATCAGCTAAACTTATCAAGCCGACACCTACAATACCATTCTCTTTTATGATAGCATCAATGACATCTTCTATTACAATGTCATTGTCTACTAACAAATATATTATTTCTTTAGTCTTCATCATAGGCATCCTTATGATCTTTGTATACAAAGTCTGAATGGTATGATCTGTACACATGACCTTCATCATGTTCCCCCTTCTGATAGACAATACCATGAGCCTCTCTTACCTTATCCATAGCCTTGTCCATCTTACCTACCTCATAGTAAGTCAGGTATTCTATGCCCGTTTCTTCTAACCCTCGTGTTACTTCTCTTACTGTATTAACAAAATTTAATACTGTTTCTTTCTGAGCTTCTACTTCTTTCTTAGCACGTTCTAGATTATCATTACTCATCAAACAAATCTCCTATTAATAG